CATTATCTAACTACTTTAAAATAATAATCATCATCATATATAGTAGTACCATCATTATTTGTATGTTTAAATAAAATACGATAATATCTTTCTGGTTGTAGTCCTTTCATATATAATTTAAAATACATTCCATTACCATCTGCACTCATTTTTGTGAAGTTATCATCAAAAGGGATGACTTCTTCTTCTGAATAAGCATCTCTTATACTATAATAAGATGATGTTGTTAAATATCCTATATTTAAATAATTTGAAGTTGTTGAAAAGGATCTGTTTGGGTATTTATCTCTAACATGAACCCTAAGTAAAGCTTCATCATTTTGGTTGAATTCTTGTTTATTTTTATATAAAGTTACATTTAAGCTTCCACTTTTTTTAGAGGTAGATTGGTAAGTATGTACACTATCATCCCATTTAAAAGTTAATTTTGGGGGGTATATTGTATGAGTATCAACTGAAAAATATTGCATTTCACCAAAACTACTTGAAGTATTTTCTTCAACTGAATTTGGGTGTTTTACAATAAATCCATTATTATCTATACCTGTTGGGTAAGGACTACCTGCAAATAAACTACCACTCCATTTTCCAACAATGTCTGTTACGTCCATATCTATATCTAGACTAGCATTGTTCAAAAATTGTTGTGTAGCATTAAACCCACTACCTGTATACCAACTTCCCCCACCTAATTCTAACCCAATTCCTGATTTAATAGATCCTGTTGATCCCGCTGCAAAACTTGCTGTTGCCCATTTTGTTTGGGTTGTACTATTATCTCTATATACCCAAGTTGCTCCATTTGAACTTGTAGGTAAATTTGAATATCTACCTGACCCTTCATGCCATGATTGAGAAATAGCAAATGTTTCTATATTAAGAATAGTAGTTAAGCTTTTAGGTTCTGTAGTTGTTAATTGAAGATTAGATTTTGTTGTTCCGTCATTAAATTTTGCAGAACCAATTTTATCTGAAATTACCGATTTGATTTCTTCATTTTTAAATTTGACAAGAATTCTTGAAGGATAATGTCTTTGATTAGTAGTTCCTCTTTCTTTTACAAGTTCGAGAATTTCATCTCCTCCTGTATTCATATAATTTCTATCAGGGTGACTATATAATGTTGTATCTATTTCTGGAAATATTGAGTAGTATGCCATTTTAATAAGTTATTACACGTCCTTTAATGTCCGTATTTGGGTATTTTAATTCAAATATACTTGGGTCTAATGAAGGGTATATAACTCCTTTTTTAGTTGCTCCACCAAAATCATATTTATATTGAGAATAACCTGATATTGTTCCATTTTTATTTGTAAGTTCTACTTTTTCTACTGTTTGGACTCCTATTGCTCCTGCTATTAGGTTTTCTATTTCAGAAATTATAATAGGTTGGTTTACTTGCCACTTATCTATAGCAAAATGGTCTTTTAATTCACTTATACAATTTAATATTACTTCTTGATTATTGTAATTTTTAAAAACTGTGATTTCAAAATCTAATTTAAAGTTAATTACAAATGCATTTTTTATATTAATAGCATCTGTTAACATTCTGTACTGTTCTAAATAAGTAGATAGGTTTGTTTTTGTAGCTGTGTTTAAGTTAACAAGATTTTTATTAGCATCATATCCTAAAGTATATAAATTTAAAGCTAGGGGGTTTGGTATACGATTAGGTTCTGTTGTTAGAGGTGATATTTGATCATCTTGTGTTATATAAGCTTTGGCTACTCTTCCTAATTGAGGAGGCATAGATAAAGTCCTAATTAAATAATCATCTTTGGTTACTGTTCTTTGTTGAGCTGAAAAAGCAGCCATTGTATTTTGTCTTATTTCTTCTACTGTTTCTCCTGCTCCTCCTCCTCTTGCGGGGTTTTCATTATTAACTGCTATAGAACCTTTTACAAAACCAAGCATCCCCTGATTTAAATTTACTCTATTTGAAGAAAATAAAGTATCTGTTTCTGTAATTGTGTTTGCATTAACATTTGCATTTAATCCTCCTCCTACAATATAAGTAACTGTTAGTGTTGTGTTTGCTGGTGATTCTCCATAAGCTTTAGTATATAAGAAATTAGATGGGTCATAAGCTACATCTAATTTACTTCTACCATCTTTAATTCCTAAACCTATATTATTAGGATCTGGTATTATACAGGAATCTGATCTATCTGTTGAACCTGGTCCAAATTGGATTTCTAAAGTATTGTTTGATTTAAAACGAGTTACAAATCTTTTTGGTACCTTTTTTATCTTTAAAAGGTAGGGGGTTTGTTGGTTATAAGCATGTAAATCAGGATCATTAGATGCGTTGTTTGCTATTTGTTCAAAAATAGTATCTTGAGCTAAATAAGGGACTTCTGTCCATATATTTCCATCTGAGTCTTCTATTTTTTCAATAGAAATAATATTAGGATTAAATATGTTTAAGGTTTTAAATTTTTCAAAATCTCCTATGGTAAATGTTTGAGTTAGTTTTTCTCCAGATATAGCTTTTGTTGATTTTTTTAAAAGATAATATTCTGGATCATTTGAGTTATTATATTGGTATATACTAACTATTGTTGGGTCAAAGGAAGAAGAAAAACCAAATCTTGTATCGTCTGTTGTATAAAATGTGGTACCTTCTGTTGAGTTAAAAGTAGATCCTGCTTCTATATTTAAAGTAAAACTATAATCAGGTAGATATTCTCCCCCTATGTTTATAGAAGGAACTAATTGAAATAAATCTAAATCTACTGATGATGCTGCTGTTACTTTAGGTTTATATCCTAAAGCATAAGATAAATTATATAAGTTTTCTTTTTCTTGGGCTAATAATAAAAAAGATTCTCTTAATTGTGTATCTGTATAGTAAGATAAAACATCACCTACATAAGCTGACATTTCTAAAAACATCATTCCCGGATTACCTTCACTAAAATCATTAAAATTATTAGGAAAATAAACTTCTGCAAATTCCATTAATTGGTTTTTAAAAGAATTATAATCTTTATTTAGATATTTTACATCTTTATCTTGAGTTTTATTTGATGTTTTTGAATATGCCATTAGTTATTAAAATTTAATTGTACTGCGTCTACTTCATTATTTGATTTAATACTATATACTATTTTTATGAATATTATATGTTCATTATTTACAGAATCTACTATAGTATCTATTAATGATATTTCGGGTATATAATAATTTATTTGGTTGTTTATATTTTCATTTAGACTATCTTTATTAACATTTGGTTCAAAAAGATAATGTTTTAACCCCACTCCAAAATTAGGTTCATTTACTCTTTCTCCGGGTTGTGTTAATAATACATTTATAAGATTAGATTTTACCTGTTCTTTTAATGTTTGAGTTCCTTTAAACATATTAGTATCATCTAAAGGAAAAGCAACCCCAATACTAACATTTTTGTTAATATCTAATGGACTTATTCTTCTTGTAGAATTTACTATAGGCATCTATTAGTTTCTTTTTTTCTTATTAATTGCTTTCATTAAATCACTATAATCTCTTGTAACCGCATTTGCTACTGATTCAGGCATACCTGTTGTATCCATTGGTAGAGGGGCTGCTGTTGAAAAAGGTTGAGCCATACTTACTGGTGAGTTTCCTGATTCTAAATTTGTATCTCCTTGTGCTGTTTCATTTAATAAATCATTTAATGAATTATTAGATGTATAGTTTTTGTTTACTATTTGTTTTTTAGATATAGGATTTGATCCCATAATTTTTTCTTTTAAAGAATTTTTTACAGTTTCTGGCATTGGGTCGTTAGGGACTTCAACCATTCTTTCTTTATGTTCTGTGATTGTTGGTTGTAATTCATCACGTAAGTCTTCTTTAAGAGTTTTTATTTCTCTGCGTAACGCATAATCGATTTCTTCTCTAACTATTTTTCTAATTAGATTTTCAAAGGTTTTTGCTTTCATGTTTGTTTGTGTTTATTAATAAATATAAATTTCTTTAAGGTATTGGTACTGTTTTGACTTCATAGCTTGTTTGAAGGTCGTTTTCTGTTTGGATTAGTCTTTCTATGATTTTAGTTTTGCCTTCTTCTTTAAGATCCTCTAAAAGATCATTATACATTAAAGTCATTTTATCTTTTATATTTGTTGTATCAGTGGCTACCAATGTTCCAGAAGCTGCTTTATCTATCGCTGCTTGGATTTGTTCATCTAACAAATTTGGATTTATATTACCATCATTATCTATAGGAGTTTGGTCTGCTATATTACATTTTTTAATATAATTTCTAAATAAAAATACGACAAAGTCTTTTAATTTTTTTATTAAAGCTATTATTCCTTGAATTGCTTTAATTACAACTTCCATAATACTAAATAATTTTTCTATTGCCTTTACAATTGAAGGTAAAGATGCTATTATTGTTAAAGCTAACTTTGAATATTCTTTTATTTTACCTAAGATTAACTTTCTTTTTTCTCCCATAAAAATAATAAATTTTCCATTAGCTGCAGGTCCCGAAGAGGCTGCTAGAGCTAT